CTGAGCTGTACCATTGTCAACCTTAACATCAACAGTGGTGTATGCGATAGCAATTTCGCCTGCCTCTAGAACTAAACTAGACGCAGCCCAATTTTCATAAGAGTCATACTTATTACGAATTCTTACATTTAGAGTCTTTGCATTTTCAATAGCCATAATTAATTTCTCCTTTAAATATAAAAGTTTTTAATATTAATTTTGTACTGCATATTAAACAGCGGAACCGCCGTCCATAACAATAATTTCAGTTTCGTCTTGTGCAATCTTGCTAAAGCTAATAGTTCCAATACCAACGGTGCCATCTTCGGACACAGAGATTTCATCAGAGAACTTTAGACCTGCCCCAATCGGAATAGTAACCGTCTTGTCGACAATCTCTAGTGTGGTGTTTCCAAGATTAATAACTTCAATCTTATTGACCTGGGCACCTTCCTCAATTGCTTCTAATTTTGCAATTAGAGTGTCGGCAATTAAAGACTTGCCAGTTTCTACATTAACTTTACTTGCAACAGCATTGTTGATTTGATCAGAAACTTTAGTATCACCAACAAGACCCTTTAGTGCAGTAATGTCGTCAACTATTGATGTTACTACACTTCCATGGTCTGCAACATAAGTAATTAATTCCTGAATGGTGTTAATAGTGCCATCAGCAGTCACTCTTGAAGCAAATTCATTAATCTTGGCGTCAATCTTTGCATCGATAGTGTCATCACCAGTACCAATCTTGATTTCTAGTGACTCAATTCTTTCTAACAAAGTACCAGTGCCCTCATCAGCCGCACCAACAATCGCCTTTAGACCAGAAACCTCTGTCTGTAGACCACTAACATTAGATTGTAGTTCTGTAACAGTAGACTTTAGTTCATCAACAGTTTCAGTAGAAGGAACAATCCACTCAATATTGCCATCTGCGTTCTTTCTTGGTTGCGCACCAACTTCTGCAGCATCAAAGCCAGCTAGTTTTAGAACATTGTCCTCTAAGACAATAGATTTGCCATCCGCAGCAATTTCAAATTTTACGCCACCAATAGGTTCTAGGTTTTCGTAGGCATCAGTGCCATTGCCGATTCTTAACGTGTTTAAATCCAAGTCGAAACAAGGTTCACCAGCAGCGGGAATAATACCTTTATTTAGTTCCCATTCTGCAGTAGTTCCTCTACGAAATTGAAAAACCGTCTTAATCGTTTTAACAACCGCCATTTTGCCACCTCCTATTTAATTATTTAATATTGAATTTAGAATATCTTGCAATTCAGATTCGTCTATAACGTCATCAAGTGCATCGTCAATTTTTGCATCAATAGAAGTGCCATCAACTAGTTCTTGAAGTTCATCAACATCTGATTGCAAGTTTTCTACAATTAAAAAAAGACCATCATCTGAAATTGATGTTGCACCAATTCCCTTAAGGTCTTTGTAAGGTGTCTTGCCATCACCAATCTTTAAAGTACAAAGATCCAAGTCATAGCAAGGCTCACCCTCATGTGGAATCACATTTTCATTTGCTTTCCACTCTTCTGTAGTCGCTCTTCTTAATTGAAAAATAATTTTTTTAACTTGACTTACTTCTGCCATACGCCCACCTCAGTTAAATACCAAAAGCTGAACCGCCATCGAAATACTGAACAACGCTATCTTTGTCATCCACATAATTACCATTAAAGTAAATAATAGTTTCATCTTCGGTGGCATCAATGCCATCAGCATCCTCACCATCAAAATGAAGAACAACTTCTTCACCGTCACAATTGCAAATGGCTTTTAGACTCTTGTTATCTTCAACAACATGTGGAACCCAACCAATATCTAGCTTAACAACAACAATATCACCGGGTTTGCCATCTTTCATGGCCCATTTTGCCGCATCAACGATGTTTTCAAATTTCTTCATTTCTTTGGCACCAGTTTCAACATCCTTAAGTAAAGTCTCAAGTAGTTCGAGTCTCATAAGGATATCTTCAACAACAGACTCTTGTTCACAAATATAGTCGGCAGGAATTGGTTGTCTATTGACAGCAAACTTAACTGCTTTAACAGTACTACATGAACCATCATCATTTTTCATACAAGCATAAGCAACTAAATTCTTTGGAAGTTGCAATAATAAATCTGGAACATTACAAATTCTAACACCATTATTATCAGTATAAACAGGTCTTCTCTTAGAATGTTCCATGTTCCTATTAGAAAAACGTACCTCGGTAATACGATCATCCAAAACAATTAACTTTTGCTTGGTGTCCCACTGCCAGAAGTTTGTACGTCCATCATAAATTTTGAATATGTTTTGAGGCATCTTTTCACCCCCTAATTACAGACAACCCAATTTGTACCATCATAAATATAAGGTATGTATTGAGACCATCCATCATCATCGTAAATATAAACTAAGTATGTTTCAAATTCTGTGCCGTTACTAATATGAGCGATACCTAAAATCCTTGTAGTTGTAGCTACGGTAACATCACTTTTAACGGCATGAGAATCGCCAGATGTGAAAGAAGCGGTTCCACTCGACGTTGTTATAGTCTGATTCAATATTTCATGTATTATGTCTGCCGAAGTGGTTATTTGCAACACATCACCATGATAAATAGTTCCACCGCCGCTTAGGTTTGTTTCCGTAGCGCTCTTAAGTGGAGAGTTTGTTCTAGTTATAGTAATAGAAGAACCTTCTCCTTTACTTACCGTAAGTGTATAAGATTTAACAGTTGCCGTCGATGCAACGGTTACATTTTTGGCATTACTATCTGAAACCGTATATGCTACTCCAGAAGTCCAAGGTGAACCGTTAACTGTATGGGTAGCAAGATTATACCCTTCAATTGGCTTAAAAGATATTGTCAGTACATCGTTGTAATAAATAGTACCGCCACTACTCAAATCTTTTGGTGTTGTTACTCCACCAAGAGGTGAGCTTGTGCAAGTAATAGTAATATCTGAGCCTTTTCCTTCAGTTACTGTAAGCTTATAATATTTCACAGAAGCAGTAGACTTAACTGTTACGTCGCTGGATACAGTATGTGTATTACCAGAAGTAAAAGATGAGTCATTAACTGTATGAGTGTCAATATTATACCCAGTATCTGGTTCAAAAGTTATCTTTAACTTATCACCGTGATAAATAGTTGTGTTATTATTAAGAACAGTACCATCTGTTGCGGTTTTTCCAAGTGGAGATTCCGTACAAGTAACTTTAATAGTTGAATTAGTTGCATTTGTAGTAAGATTATATACTGAATTGCCGTTTATAGTTAGGGTTGCGGAACCAAAAGAGCTACCATAGGAATATAAATAGAAGCCTTTGGAGGTGCCGTAAAGAAATATACAATATTCAGTATTTGGAAGAAATACATAAGACTGATTTGTTACAGTATGAACAGTACTACCACTACTTCTAGACATTACGGTGCCGCCACTTGTAATATTATAATATTTTGTTTCTTCGCTTTTAGGAACTATTTTATAACTTAAAGTGCCAGCATCTTCAAAATAAACACCACTGCCTTCCAGCCAATACATATAAGGATAATATGTAAAATTAAAACTTGTTCCGCCAGTATCGCCAGTTGTAAACCAAAGCTTTTGAACTATTCTTTCACCGCCAGTTGCTATGCCAGCACCTATTCTACTGTATGATTCTCCATTTATATAAGATGTTGTATTGCTGCTATTACTCCAACTATGTGTACTCGCCATTATTTACCCACCTCAGCTTTCACAAAAAATATTTGTCCTATTATTGCCGAAGCAGGTAACTTATCTGCTACACCATATTGATTAGAAGATAAAACCATTGGACCAGCCGCTAGTAAATTTTTCAAGCCATCACTACCAGATGTTGCCTCAGTACCACCTTTACTCATAGGAATAACTGGAATTCTATCAGTGCTAAAAATACCACTAGTAACATCTTCCGCAGAATATTTATGCTCTTCAATTTTTGTATTAATATTTTTTATCGTTTCGTTTATCTTATCACCAACTGCCTTAGCGTCAGCAATCTTTCCTGAGCTAGACAGCGTGGCATCAAATTCAGGCAAATTAGCTAAGGCATTATAGTCAATTCGCTGATCTCCTTTTTCTGTTCTTATTGCAGTTACAAGAATTTCTGCCATCTCTTTGCCTCCTTTTTAAGTATTTATATTAAGAAGTTCCTGCCTTCTTAAAAAAGATTTTTCCTTGAATTCCTACAGATGGGAATTCATTTCCATACTGTAGTGACGATAGTATCATCTCTTCTTCCGTCAAGTGCTCGGCAAGTGTTGGAATGTTTATTTGATCAACTGCGTTATTAATCTGCTCCGAAACTGAAGTATCTCCAACTAGTGTAGATAAATTCTCTAACATAACTTTATCGGATACATCCATAAATCCTGGCGCAGATGTAGTTGCCAAAACATGATCGTGAGATGAACTTGCATATTCATCGTGAGTATGACCTACGTCTGACTTATTGTTTAAATTGGTAGTAATAAAAACTAACAAGTCATTTTTAACTTTTTGCAGTGCTTGTACAATATTCATTTTTATCACCCCACTATATATTTGTTATAGGTAAGCACCACCCCGGAGGATGGTGCTTTTGGTTACTTAGACGCAGAAACCAATTGTAATGTATGCTGTATAATAGCCTCCAGAGTAAATTATCTCGTTTCCTTCTGTATCGATAGCGTTATATCTGTAACCATTACAAAACCCGTCGGTGCTGCGAACGAATGCTTTAACGGCACTACCACTGCAAGTTCTAACGTTATCTAATTGGACTTTGAAACGTTCATAAGTAGGACCATCAGTATTATTACTAGATATGCAATACTCGCCCACAGATGGCAGCCAAATTGTTTCTGTATACGTTGATGTGGTATGTGTGTCTGGCGTACCTATGCAAGTTTTCTTTAGAACTGGCTTAATCACAGAAACTAAATCGGCTGGAAGTTTCTCACTATATCCACGTGCCTGTGTTCGTAACGTTCCATTTGGCCAGATTGCCTTTGCACTATCGTAGTGACTGTCAGAACTTCGAACATCTTTTGCCAAAATAGAGATACCAGCTTTGCCAGTTCCATCTGCCAAATCATCATGGTCAAATCCGACAATTTCAAAAGTGATACTGCCGCCATCAAGCATTTCTACGGTTTTTGTATCACCAATAGCAAAAATGTTTGCCGCCTCACCTCTTTCGGACAATGCCGCAATCTCCGCCCATGTTGCAGTTGCAAACGATATGTATTGTGCATAACAATCCACATCGGCAGTCACGCTAATTGGCTGAGGTTTAAATCCAACAAATGGAGCAGAAGAATTATCAGGACAAACAGGTGTACCGTCGTAACTTGCATCCTCTCCTGTTGCAACAATCTGATAGCCCAATAGAGTACCATCACTGTTAAAGAATCTAACCATATGTCTGTTCACGAGATCTAGTTCTCCAGTAGTAGTGCCATCCACAGTCCACTCCTCTAACTTACGAAACTGACTTGCGAAAGTAGACCATACACTATCTGCTATGTAAGAATCATACAGAACAGATGGCACATAAAAATAACCATTTTTTGCACCAGTTGTATTATATGTTGAGTTTGTGATACCTTGAATATGATAACAATTGTCAAACACACTCTTATGAGCTAAAGACACCATACTCTCGTTTCTTAAAATGGTTGTAACTAATGATGCACAATACTTAAATGCACTATTTCCTATATTAGTAACGGCAGGAAAATCTATGGTTGTCAATTCATAACAACCATAGAATGCATCATCGCCTATAAATGAAACAATATTATCTTTACACTCAACAATGCTACGATTAATAATACTATCAGCAACTACATTATCACCAAGTGCATCAACAGTATTTATAAAATTTGCCATTATTCTTCACCTCCACAAATATCAGGGTAGTCTTCAATTGCACGGAACTGGTCGGCATAATTTTTCCAATACTGTGCGGTCTTATATTGTTCAATCAATGCCTTAGGAACATAAATATAACCTGTACCGTTTGCAATTTTAGTTCCACCAAGTGTAGAGGACTCTGTTGTACATATAGCGTCAGTACTATGTAATATTAACGTATCTAGCTTCTCGCACTGCATAAACGCATGTTTAAAATGACATGTTTTATAAAATTCTGCCTTCTCTAAGTTTGTACATAACTGGAATGCATACCAACCAACACTAGTTACACGTGAGAAACTTATATTCTTCAACGACGAACATTGTACAAAAGAAGAGTGACCAATCTCTAATAATTTAGGAACATTAATATCAGTTAACTTGTTGCAGTTGGCGAATGCCGAATCCCCAATACTTATTACGTTTGGAATATATACAGCGGTCAATTCGGAACATCCATCAAAAGCATGGCTTCCAATTTCAGTAACTCTATCATTCTCATATTCGCCGCCTAAACTACGTTTAATTAATGCTCTAGATACAACACCAATATAATTATACTGAGCATAGCAATTTGTTTTACCTACGATAGAACTGCCATCTGGACTAAATCCAACAAATTCCCAATCTTCGGCATAATTACCACTATATACTGGATCCTCTCCAGTGTAGCTTACACTGTTACCATAAGGAACATCCGTATATGTCTGTAACAAAATGTCTCCGTTATAATAATATACATTATACTTTCTTACAGTTGCATTAAAGCAAGCATAGACATTTCTGTCATAAATAACAGTAGCAATAGCATCATTCTCAGCAGAACCACCAGGAGTCTTACTCCATCCAGCAAAATCATATGCATATTGTGCGGTGCTTTCTTTAGTTACCTCAGAGCCAACATACATCCCATCTCCACCGTTTTCAACTATAGCAGTATAAAGTAGCTCGCTACCATCCTCGTTGTAGAAGTTCAGATAGCTTGTAAGTTTATTATAAGTAATAGTGATAGTTGGATATCTAGAGTTCATTTGCTCTAATTCAGAACCATAAATGTGATCGATATGAATCTTGCCAGACATTTGAGGCTTGTCCATGTTATTACCTTGTTCGTCAAGTCCTCTCATAGTGTCTAGCTTATCGTAGAATGCTACAATTTCGTCAACAGATTCAACATCAAGATCAAAACCAATGATTCTAACACGACTATTTGCAGGAACTTGCTCAAGAATATCCATAGGATTAATAATGTCACTATTGTTTTCCAGTCTTAAGGTTGTAACATTGGCATAAGATGGAATTACAAATTCAGTTAATGCAGTTTGATTTCTAAGAGTTAGGTTTGTAATAGTTTCTGGTAAGTGCAGAACTTTTAGAATACCACCATTAGGTAGAGTCAAACCAGTAATAGCCGTTCCATCAAAATAGATGTTTTCAATATTAGAGCAACCTGATACATCAACAGACTGAGTTAAGTTTGGACAATTGCGTATATCTAGTGTTTTTAGCAACGTATTATTGCCAAGATATAGCTCGATTAAGTTTTCATTACTATAGTCAGCAGATGCATCGCCGACCTTTAGATTCTGTAACTTTGTGCCCATAGAGAAGTCGGCATAACCAACCTTCAGACCAGATATATCACCAATATCAGCCAACTGAGAAGCTGAGTAGATATAAATTTCTGTATCATTAACATTGTCTAGTGGACATTCTAGAGTATAATTACCACCACGAAGAGCACGAACCTGCTCTAGATAAGAACCGTATTTAATGGTTGCATAAATATCAGCATAAGGAGTAACTGTGATATCATCCTTAGCATAGCCACGAAGAGTAATAAAGTCCTTTTGTGCATCACCAGCGTTATACTTACTGTCAATATAACGGAATCTATTATATAGCCACCACTTACGCTGTTCTGCCTTACTGCCTTGTAACATTCCTAGATATGATGCTGTATTGTCATTAAATAGGGGCTCAAGATACTTATAATAGCTATCTTCATTGAAAATAGCCTCTGGCCATACATTCTGATGTTCCTCAAAACGTCTTTCTGTGTCGGCATAAGAAATTGCTTCATCAGAACGTAACTTTTGATACATTGTGCGAAGTTCGTCCATAAATGCTGCACGTAGGTTAATCCACATAACGCTATCTTGTCCGTTATAGACATCTGCTCCAGTAGAAGTCTGGTCGATATCTTCTAACTCATAGGAGAATGTCAAGGCACCTTCGTTATTAGTACCAATAGCGGTGTCCATATCGTAAGGTAGCCAGCACCATTTACCACCACTGTATAGAGTGGGGAAGGCGTTCTTTGCTCTAGAGTCAACCATCAAGAAAAGTTCTGTGAATAAATAATAGAATAAAGCGCTGTCAAGTTCTAAGTAATTAGAAATCTCGTTCTTAAACTTAGCCAAACGATACTCTGCAGTATCTTTGTCGTAGGTGACATCACCATATGTTACGGCAGGATTTAGCGCCTCATTAGTGGCTGCACTCTGATCTGTAGACACCAGCCAAGTAGCTAGGGCAGATAGATTTTCAGTATTAGTGTTATCTTCTGGGTATCTAGCTTCAAAGTCGTTTAGCCAATCTGTTCCATTGAAATCAGCAGACTTCCATAGAACACGATTAGATGTATTATTTCTGATTTCCCAAGACTCGTCACCAGCTGCGAAGCCAAAGACTTCTGGACTGGACTTATCATTATTAAAATTGTACTTCAAGCTGTTACTTTTATGACCTATTTTAAATAGGCGGGAAAGCTTCTTCTTTAAGTGGTCTGATTACCTCTGAGCTTTCCTCACGAGCTTCTTTATAGCGGTGTTGCTCGTGTTCAGACTGTTACATCGTCACATTATGACGCTCTCTCGTTCAGTCGTTGTTGGTGGATAAATAATCAAAATCATAATCAACAGACGGTTTACGCAACTTCTTACACCATCTACTAACGGTTGAGAAGCCAACATGAAAATATTCTGCCACTTCCTCACAACTGTTAAAAATTATTTCTTCTTTAGTTGTTTTATGCGTGGCGATAACTTTCTTTTTCTTTGAATTACTACGTCGAACATGAGTTTCCTCGCTCATGTTTTCACGACTATTTGCAATACTAATTTTCTGTTTGGTAGACTCGGACATTGGACCTCGTTTTTTACCTTGTTTGGCTTTACTCTGCTTTTTTCTAGTTTCTTCCGAAGGATGTGTTCCTCTTCGTTTCTCTGCAAACTCATACATCTGTAGGCGCAAAACCTCAAGCCTCTCTTCGTCTGGGTGCCACCCTAATACACCATCTCCGCCATCTGTTAGGTTATATCCAAACTTAGGATTTGAAAATTTATTGCAATTTGCTTTAAAAAGTAAAATACAAATTTGTTCAAGTCTTGATGCATACTCATCTGTCATATCGTTCTCAAACAAGATTTCTTGCTGAATATTTTCGATACCATATTTTTGTATTGCTTTCCATAAAACTGTACAATTTTCATATCCAGTAAAATCACACCCTTGTCTTCTACTTAATGTGCGTTTAGTTTTTCCAATATATCTTTTGCCATTTGGAAAAGTATACATATAAATAATCCAATGATTAATATGTTCTTTCATATCGTCACCTCCTATTAAAAATTAATTTTGTATTGTTGTTTATCCTTCCAAGGCGTTGCCGTCCGCACGGTTTTCGCCGTATATTAGAGAGAGTTTTACATCGGCAGATTCATTTACCGATAAATATAGTTTCAGTACCATCATCTTGGAAAATAATCATAGGATATCCATCGATTCCTTGACGAACATATCCATCTTCTTTCTGTGGTGGAGTCTTATATGGGCAAGCATCATTGTACAATCTAACTAGTTCAACGTTATTTGCACCTTCAGAAGATGCAACGTCTGCCTTGAATGTAAATACAGAAGTCGGGACGGAATCATCACGTAACTTGTAAGTTTCCGTGTTTGTTCCATTTTGTACAAAGCCACCCTTAAATTTAATTTTATAATTCTTTCTTGCATATCCAGCAGAAGACGTACCTTGAACATCCGCCTCTGCCCCAGCAAAAGTAAAGCTTCTGTTAGAATCTACTGGATCAACATAATAACCGCTAACAATTTTCTTATCGCCCTTGGACTGAGGAAGTGTTTTAGCGGATATAACCATATAGGGCAAATCTGTTGGTAGCTGAGAAATAACAATTTGACCATATTCGTCAAATACATTATTATGTTGCCATCTTTCCTTCTTTTGGGAGGCAATCTGAGTGTCAGCAATCCAGTTCTCAAGAACCTGGAAACGAGTTAGGCTGTTGTTATAAACACGAATGTTATATAGGTCAATAGTACAATCGCTACTACCGATAGAAATATCAACGGGTTCCATCTGAGAGAAATCATCATCATCAGGATATTGCATAACACCAGACAAAATACCATTAATATAAACCATTAATAGACGATGCTCCGCACGCTTCTGCACAACAAATGCCAAACGAACGTGTTCATCTTCTTTATACTGAGTGCTAATTTCAGACTGCTCAGATTTCAAGAATGCTTTTTGAGCAGTAATCTGCAGACCACGGTTTCCAGAGAAACATGAGAAAATAACAGAGTCGTAATTTAGGACATCTCTAGTTGCGAATTCTAACTCAATCGTCTTACCAGTAGTACGGAAGTCAGTAGCAAAAATTTGCATAGGAATAGTTAGTCTTGCGTCGCCAGTTACTCTAAGTACTGCAATACCATCGCCATCTTTCAACCAACCATCAGAATTAAAATTAAATCCTGTAAAGGTTGCAGCAATATCACCGCTCTGCCATACAGCAGGATTATCTTCGTTATTAGATCTACCATAACTAGATAGGTGTAGTGCTAAACTACTAGTTTCTGCTTCAACATTAATGCTACTTTCACTTA